ACCATAGCTGATTGTGTTGTCATCATTTTGCCATCAAGTTGTGCTAGAGCAACTTGCTTCATTTGATTATATATCTTTTGTTGTTCTGGTGTTAATTGAATAATTCTTTTTGTATAAGTATAATCAGGCAAATCTAAACAGTCTTCTTTTAAACAACGATAAGAAAAAGGTTCTAGTTTTTCAGATAACTCAGATAAATTTCTATAACCTGTAACAATTTGTACAGACCTTCCTCCAAAATTAGCTGTTTTCATAATAGCGTATCTTGTTCTAAATGAATAATAAGAGGCATGATCTAATAAAAACTCATCTAAAAACTCACATTGTTTATATAAATCTAAAGGTGATTTAGTTACAGGAGATCCTGTAAGTATTCTTCTGTATTTAGCAGCCTTACCTAAGGCCACAATATTTTTAGTTCTTTTAGCATCAGGGTTTTTTATGGTAGTAGACTCGTCAACAGCCATTAATGTTTGATGAGTATTTAAAAAGCTAGAAGCAAAATCCAAACCTTTTTTAGTGGAAAAAGCTTCTACATTCATAATTAATATATTTAATTTGTCGGTAGATTCGAATAAAGTTTTAAGTTTTAAATTTTGTTTTTGATTAATATTAGCTTTCCAAAGGACTATATTTTTTTCAATATGTTCTACCATATGAATAGGTAATTCAGAGTCATACCAGTTTTGATACACTCCTTTTGGTGCTACAATTAAAGCCCCATTAATTTTTCCTTTATCATAAAGCATAGATATGTTGTCTATCAACACTTTTGACTTACCTGTACCCATCTCCATAAAATAAGCATATACTTCTTTATTCCATGATTTTTCTAACGCAGTTATTTGATGCGCATAAGGCTTTGTTTTAAACTTATAATTCATAATATTGGTCTTTATCTTTCTAGTTATTTTATATATAAACAAATAGAATATGTCAATGAAAGAAAATTTAGATTACAAAAATATTAAAAACTATGAGCCTACTGTATATTTAATACAAGAGCTACCAGGTACTCAATCAGGTCGTCCTAAATTTAATATTATGGGAGTTCAAAAATATGGTAAAATTAAGGTTTGTTTACCTGAATTTTCACAAATGGTGTTATCTCCCGGTCCTTTAATTTTTAAATTAAGAAAACTTTTAGGAAATTACACACCTAAAGATTATTTATTATTAACAGGAGATCCTGCAATTATTGGAGTGGCGTGCTCAATTGTCGCAGATAGAACAAATGGTAGATTTAATTTATTAAAGTGGGATAAACAAGAAAAAACATACTATCCTGTTGAAATTAACCTATATGAAAAAGGAGCTATTGAAGATTGACATTGATAAAATAATTGTTTACAAGAAATCAGAAAGTTAAAAATAAACAAGGAGCATAAAACATGAACAAAATAAACTTTGAACAAGATAAGTCAGAGTCAATACAACAAACTAATGATGTTAAATCATTATCCGACCAAGTTCTTAAACTTCGTAATCTAGAAGACCAGGTTAAAGAAGCAGAGGACAATTTAAAAAAATTAAAACAAGAGGCAGATGTAATTTCATCTGAAGTCATTCCAACAATGATGATTGAAATGAATGTCTCTACCTTAAAATTAGCAGACGGATCCGCTGTAGAAGTGAAACCCGTCTACGGTGCTTCAATTCCTATTGCAAAAAAGGAAGAAGCATTTAACTGGCTTCGTAACAACGGCTTGGGTGATCTTATTAAAAATGAGGTTACTGTTTCCTTTGGTCGTAACGAAGATAACAAGGCAGCAGAATATGCTGGCCTTGCACAAGGTCAAGGGTATCAACCAGTCCAGAAGTTAAAGGTTGAACCAATGACACTTAAAGCATTAGTCCGTGAGCGTCTCGAAGCTGGACAAGAGATGCCTACGGATTTATTTAATGTGTTCGCAGGAAGCCGAACAAAAATCACTAGAACATAGGAGGAATAATCATGAGTAGTGAAAAAAGAACAAAGAACCAAGGAACATCGGATATAGCAAACAAAGCTACAGCTGGTGCATTATCTGTAAATCTGTTTGAAGCAGACGCAGATAAGGGATTAGGTAATATAGGTCACGATGATCTTGCATTACCTTTTCTTAAGATACTAGGACAATTGTCTCCTGAAGTTAATAAAAGAGACGGTAAGTACATTAAAGGTGCAGAACCTGGAATGATTTACAACTCTGTAACAGGAGAATTGTTTAATGGTGAAAAAGGAATCCAAGTTATTCCTTGTCATTACAAGTTAGAGTATATTGAATGGCAAGATAGAGGCGAAGGTTCAGGAGCTCCTGTAGCTATCCATACTTCATCAAGCGACATCTTAACTAAGACTAAAAGAGATGCTTCTTATAAGGATAGATTACCAAACGGTAACTATGTAGAAAAGACGGCAAGTCACTTTGTAATAGTTAATTCAGAAACTCCATCAACTGCTTTGATTTCAATGAAATCAACACAATTAAAGATAAGCAGAAAATGGAATAGTATGGTGTCTAGTATAAAAATGAAGGGTAAAAATGGTCTTTTTACTCCGGCATCTTATAGCCACATTTATCAATTAAGAACTGTTCAACAGTCTAATGATAAAGGTACATGGTTTGGATGGGAAATTAGTAAAGTCGGTGCAGTTGAAGATGCTGCCCTTTACCAACAAGGTAAAAGTTTTTCTGAAAGCGTTTCAAAAGGAGACGTTGAGGTTAAGCACGGCGAAGCTAGTAAACCGGAAAATAAAACAGGAACACACTTCTAGTTTTTTAACATTGGTATGGGCGAAAAAAATCGCCCATACTATTTAATTTATGGAAGATATATTTATAAAAGCTTTTACAGGCTTAGAAAGAAATTTTGGTGTAGCCGATCTATCTCGAACAACTATAGATCCCTCTACAGGAAAAGCAAAACCCGTATACAAATGGGTTCACAGACCAATTAAAAAAAGTGATTACTTAGATCATTTAAATGGATCTACTTCTATAGGTATACAACCTTGTGATGATCAAGGTATGGCAAGATTCGGTGCTATTGATATTGACGACAAACAACATAGTTACAAAGATTTTCCCTTTAAAATTTATTTAGATATTATTCAAAAATATAAAATGCCTTTAGTCCCTATAAAGTCTAAAAGTGGTGGTTTACATTTATATGTATTTTTAAAAGAACCTATTAAAGCTGCAACGATAAGAAATTTTTTAGAAAAATTATTGTTTGCTTTAAAACTTCCTACCAACATTGAAATTTACCCTAAACAAACAGAACTTGGTAAGGACGCTGATGGTAACTATATTGACGGACAGTTTATAAATGTTCCTTACTATAACAAAACAGAAAGAACAGCTTTTAATTATGATGGAACTCAATTTACTTTTGATCAATTTTCTGAAGTTATTAAAGTAAACACATATACAGCAGATGAATTAGAAGAGTTTGGTATTACCCATATGAAGGAAATATTAAGTGGTGGAAGTGAAGAGTTTTCTGATGGTCCTCCTTGTCTAGGTATTTTAACAAAAGAAAAATTAAGTGATGGCCGAGATAGATTTTTATATAACTATGCAGTGTTTGCCAAAAAGAAATATCCTGACAATTGGGAAGACATGGTTAAGGCAGCACCAGGTAAATATTTTCAAACAAATGCTCAAGGAATATTAGATTGGACAGAAGAAAAAACCAAAAAGAAATTAATATCTTGGAAACGAGAGATGAAAGGACATACTTGTAATGAAGATCCTATACAACCTGTTTGTGTAAAAGCAGAATGTAAAAATAGAAGATTCGGATATTTATCGGATAAAAGAAAAGTATTTCCACCATTGACAGGATTACAAAAAATAAATTACCCTGAACCAGAGTATACTTTTAATGTTACTGTTGGGGAAAGCACAAAAGAAGTTAGAGCAAAAACTATAAAGCAAATTATTATTCAAGATGAACTTAGAGCTATTATTGGTAACTCAGCAGGAATTGTTCCTCCAAAAGTAAAACAAGATTCTTTTCAAGATATATTAGATGGTTTGTTTCCACCTAAATTAATCACACCCCCACCAAAAGGAACTACACCCAATGAATTACTAGAAGAATATTTAATTCTTTATCTTAAAGGACCTAAAGCAGAAAACTATGCAGCATTTAAAAGTGGTGCAACTTTAATAGATGGGGATGAAGCTTTTTTTACTTATAGTAATTTTTATAATGCTCTTAAAAATAAAGAATGGAAAGAAAAAAGAGATAGAACTGCAGAAATGATGCAGACATTATTTAAGGCAGTGTTTGGTATTAAAAAAAGATTTCCCAAAAAAGAAGGTGATGAGGAAAATAAATACCCTGCGGTATCAGTAGTAAAAATTCCTATTGAGTCTAGAGATTTAAGTATGACTAAAGGTGAAATCATACCTACTAGATCTAAAGAGGAAATATTTTAATGATTACAAAAATATTTGGTCCTCCCGGTACAGGTAAAACAACAACTCTATTAAATTATGTTAAGGACTATATTTTAAATAAAAAAATAAATCCTAAAAAGATTGGGTATTTTGCTTTTACAAAGAAAGCAGCAAAAGAAGCTAAAGATAGATTATTAGAAGATAAGGAAGTATCTCATTTATTGAGCAAAGATGATTTAATAAACTTTAGAACATTACATTCTTTCGCTTTTCAAACTATTAGTATGAGTGAAGATAGGGTAATGCAACCAGAACATTACGAACAAATAGGTAAGGATTTAAATTTAAGAGTTACAGACAGTGGTGATGAAAGTGGTTATTTAAATTTTAACAGTGATTATTTTAAACTTATAAATAAAGCTAGAGTAAAACATATTTCCGTAGAAGAAGAATTTAATACTAATGAATGGAGTAGAGAAATAGATTATGAAACATTAGGTCATATCTTTATGAACTATAATCATTTTAAAAAAAATAATACCTTATATGATTTCAACGATATGATTGAGTTATTTGTAAAAATGAAAGATAAATGTGAGGAACTAGAAGTTATTTTTATTGATGAAGCCCAAGATTTATCTCCTATTCAATGGAATATGTTTGATGTTTTAAAAACAAAATGTAAGCATCTTTATTTAGCAGGGGATGACGACCAAGCAATTTTTGCTTGGGCAGGAGCTGATGTAAAAAGATTTTTAAATGAACCCGCAAAAGAAATAATACTAGACCAATCAGAAAGAGTCCCTTTATCTGTTCAAAATATTTCTAATGTAATATTAAGTAGAATTAAAGTAAGGAAACAAAAAAACTATTTAGCTAAAAAAGGAAATAACGGAAAGGTAGAGTATATTTTTAATACAGATAACTTAGATTTAACTAAAGACAAATGGTTAATACTAACAAGAACTACTTATCGTAGAGATAAAATATGTAAACAGCTTAGAGAAATAAGTATGTTTTATAAAACAAAATATGGAAAAAGTTATGATGCTAAATTATATAAATGTATATTAAAATGGGGAGAACTTATAAAAGGCAATAACATAAGTATATCTGATTGTAAGGATATATTTGATTATTTATCTGCAAATTTTCCTGAAAATAAATTAAAAAACAAATTAGAAATAAACATGGAAGACATTGGTTATTCTAAAAAAGATATATGGTATCAAGTTTTTGTTAACGCAGATCAAGAAGAATGTTTTTACATCAGAACAATGTTAGGTAACAAAGAAAAATTATCTGAGGAACCTAGAATAGAAGTATCTACCATTCACGGAGCGAAGGGTGGAGAAGAAGATAATGTTATTTTGGTTTTAGATAATACCAAAAGGATAAGAGACTCAGTAGAGTTAAATCAAGATAAAGAAGATGAAGAACATAGAGTTTGGTATGTAGGAGCAACTAGATCTAGGCATAATCTTTACATCTTAAAACCCGCAAAAGAAAGGTATGGTTATCAATTATGACAAATAAAGATATATTTAAAGGAGCTTTTCCACAAGATAAGCAGATAGGAGGAAAACATTATAAATCTTTTCACATTCAACCGTATGAGTTTATTTCAAAAAATAATCTTTCGTTCTTTCAGGGGAATGTTGTGAAATATGTATGTAGATATCTTACAAAAAATGGTATAGAAGATCTAGAGAAGATAATACATTATTGCGAATTAGAAATTAAAAAGTTAAATGATATGAAAGTTAAGAAGTGAGAGTACCTTTATTTACAGCTCAGACAGAGTGGATAGAACCTGAAGAATATCCTGATCTAAGACAATACGATGAGATTGCTGTTGACTTAGAAACAAGAGATCCTGATCTTAAGAAAAAAGGATCTGGCTCAGTTATTGGTAATGGTGAAGTTGTAGGTATCGCTGTAGCTGTACCAGGAAGAAAGTTTTATTTTCCCATTGCTCACGGCTCAGGACCTAATATGGATAAGAAGCGTACCTTAAAATGGTTCAAAGATATTATGGCAACCGATGCTATAAAAATATTTCACAATGCAATGTATGATGTTTGTTGGATTAGACAAATGGGTATTAAAATAAATGGTCTTGTTGTAGATACAATGATTGCAGCATCCTTAATTGATGAAAACCGATTTCAATATTCTTTAAACTCTATATCTTGGGACTATCTAGGACACGGTAAAAATGAACAAGCCTTAAATCAAGAAGCAAAATCTAGAGGTTTAGATCCAAAAGCGGATATGTGGCAACTCCCTGCAATGCATGTAGGAGCTTATGCAGAAAAAGATGCAGAACTTACATTAGAATTATGGCAAATATTTAAAAAAGAAATTATAGATCAAGATATAGAATCTATTTTTAATCTTGAAACAGACCTATTTCCTTGTTTAGTTGATATGAAATTTAAAGGCGTCCGGGTCGATGTCGAACGAGCTCATAAATTGAAAGAACAATTATCCACACAAGAAGAGCAATTACTGCACCAAGTAAAAAAAGAAACAGGATTAGATACTCAAATATGGGCAGCACGATCCATTGCCAAAATTTTTGACAAGCTTGGGTTAGGGTATGAAACAACCGAGAAATCAAAGGCTCCCTCCTTTACTAAAAATTTTTTACAAGAACACCCACATCCTCTAGTTCAGAAAATAGCAAAAGCTAGAGAAATTAACAAGGCTCACACTACTTTTATTGATACCATAATTAGATATGAACATAAAGGTAGAATACATGCCGATATTAATCAAATAAGATCAGATCAAGGAGGCACTGTTACAGGCCGATTTAGTTATTCAAATCCAAATTTGCAACAACTTCCTGCAAGAAACAAGGATCTTGGACCTATGATTAGATCTTTATTTTTACCTGAAAAAGAATGTACATGGGGTTGTTTTGATTACTCACAACAAGAGCCTAGATTAGTTGTACATTATGCATCCTTACATAAATTTCCATCTGTCTATGATGTTGTTGATTCTTATAAAGATGATGTAGCAACAGACTTTCACAAAACAGTAGCTGATATGGCTAACATACCAAGATCACAAGCTAAGGTTATTAATCTTGGTTTATTTTATGGTATGGGTAAAGCAAAACTACAAGCTGAGCTAGGTGTATCGAAAGAAAAAGCTGCGGAACTATTTGAACAGTATCATGCAAAAGTACCTTTTGTTAAACAGTTAATGAATAGTGCATCAAACAGAGCTCAAGAACGTGGTCAGATTAGGACTTTATTAGGAA